ACGACGCTCGGGGTCTTTGTCGTGCGTGCTGATGGACTGTCCGCTCCTGAAGAACTCGGGCTTGATTGCGCACTTCTCGAAGAACGTGGTCTTGCCACACCCCTGTGGGCCAGCCAGCGTGAGCACGCCGTCCGCCGCATAAGGCTCGTCGGGGTCGTTGTAGAGCAACGCCCAGCCTTGCAGAAACCACTTGTAGATAAGGACTTGGGAGAGACGGTCATCCTCGATGCGAAGCGCCCTGAAAACCTCTGCCAGATGCTCGCCGCCGTCGTACTCCTTGCCCTCGAAGTATTCAAGGACGGGGTTGAAGTGGTTGTCCCTGTCCATGGCCTCTACCTCGATGTACTCGCGGATGCCGTTGAGCGACACGTTGGTGTACATGCGCTTCAACTCGCCCTCGATGTTGGCGGGCAGCGCCTTGATTGCGTTCTGCTTGCCGTACTGCTTCTCGCCGAAGCCACGAACCGAAGGTACCTGAGTTATGTCGTTGAGCACGATGCGGATGCCCTTGGACTTGAGGTAGTCCTGAAAAGCCTTGAGGTCGAACAGCTCGCGGTCACGATAGCCCCTCTGAGCCTCTGAGAGCGATTCTGACGGGTTTTCTCCACTAGTACGCATATTTGTCCCTTCTGTTGCGTTGAATGGGTCATATTGCCCTTGAACGTCCCTGATTGCAGCGGCGATGGTCATTTCGCCGTAGGTTTGGTTGCCGTGCTTCTCGTCCCACTTGTCGCGCATGAGTGCTGAGCCACGAAACGCCGCGTCTACCCTTGCCGCGTCCTTGCCCAGATACCACACGAGGGTATCGCACAATCCCATGTCGGCCTCGGACTGTGAGGGATAGTAACCCTGCCAGTCACCGTTGTCGTAGAGAGCTACGAACTTGGCCCCGTTGGATGCCTGACGCGCCCTGTCCAGTATCTCCTCGGTGCTCATGTCCAGCTCGACGTGATGCTGCTGTGTGGGTGCCTGATACGTCGGCTTCTCGTCAAGCATGTACTTGTCCAGAAAGGCCATGTACTGCTCGGTCATGTCGTTCACGTCGTAGGTGGTGAAGTGCTCGTCATCTGCCGTGCCAGTCCACGTGAAGTAACGCTTGGTGATGTACGTCTCCAAATCCAGCTTCTTGTTGTGGTTCTGGTAGCCAGTGAACACAAGCTCGTCGTTGATGTATCCATGCTCCTTGAGCACGTCGTAGTCCACATAGAAAAGGATGTGACGGCCCTTGCCAGACGGTGAGCACTCGATGTAGGTGCCAGCGAACATGTCAAGAATCTCGTCCTGCAACGGGTTCTTGGGGATGCCGTGAGCGTCTATGTCGATGCCAGCCAGACCGTCACCGAACGCGATGCCCATGCCAGTACCGCCGAAACGCTCCTTGGCCGCTTCTGCCGTGTCGTAGTCGCTCCACTTGGCGGGGTCGGTGGGGTCACCGCTCGCCCTGTAGTCGGCGTTGGGGTTCATGGGCTTCTTCTCGATGTGGTAGAGCCACTGCTTCTTGTACACGAGGTCTTTCATGGTATTACTCCTTGGTCTTTGCGTTGTCCAGCTCTTCAAAGTAGCTAATGAGAACGGCCTTGATGAAACGGTTTGAGGTCATGTTCATGGTCTTGGCCTCTGCCCGTACCCTATCCCATAGGTCGGGTTCAAAGCGGATGGTACGTGCCTTTGTGACGTACTTCTCTACCTTCATACTACACCTCCTCCACGGTGATGAGATATTGCGTCTTGCCCTTGGGCATACCGCCCTTGTCGCGGTTGAGCATGTGCTGAATCATCTTGTGCTCGTACTCGGGGACAAGCACCATGCCCTCGGGTACCTCGGGCTTCTCGGGCTTCTCGAACATGTGAGACTCGCCATTCTTGCCGCCGCCGTCCTCCTCGCTGTAGACGGTGTGAATAACAATCTCGTCGCTGGTGAAGATGGGATAGGTGCGGAGTGCCTTGTTGATAAGGCGCTGAACGTCCATGATGTTCTCCGCGTCACCAACCCAGTTGGCCTGATTCTCGTTGTGGCCGTGGTCGATAACCCACACTTCATACTTGCGCTCGTACTCATGTGCCATGATGTTTCTCCTAACGGTTGTTGTTCTCGAAGTCGTACTTGCAGATAAGAAGCTCGATTTCGTCGCGCTGGTCCTTGTCCATGTCCTTGCCCAGCATGTAGCGGATGAAAAGGCCCGCGTCCTGCAACGTGTCGCACACGAAGATGGTGGGGTTGCGCTTCACGCCCGTCTCGCTGTAAGAGTAGTGAAGCTCGTAGCGCCCGTGCTCCTTGTCCTTCTTGAAGTCTACGTACATGGTTTTCGCCTTTCGTTTCGTGAGGGTCGGCTTGTCCTCCCCTCTTGCTACAATAAATGGTACCATAATGAGAGTCACTATGCAAGCAAAAGCGAAAAAAAGATGGGGACTGACAACGTGTGCCAGCCCCCGAAAGGCGAGAACGTAGACTTTTGCGCCGCTACGTTGTGTCAATTATAGCTCGTTTGCATAGAGAAAGGGGCCACCCTGCGCTGAGTGGCCCCAATCCCTGTGCACAAATCAGAAAGGACAAGCCCTGCCTGACTACTCTGCTGAGAGTATACCACAAGCTGTGGACACTATTGCATGAACTCTTGGTAGGTTGCCTCCCACACGCCAGAATCCGCGTTCTTGGCGGGGTTGCTGGTGAGCTTGAACTTGTGGTTCGTGTTGCTGTGGTCGCGCATGAGAAGCCCAGACGATACGCGCATGTAGCCAGCGTAGCCGCTGTAATACTGTAGGTACGTCGTGCGGTCGCGCCAGCCCGTCGTAAGCTCAAGGTGCCCGTCGCTGTAGGCGGTGATGCCGTAGTTGTTCGTGCTAATCCACGAATGACCGCCCTCGCCGTCATCGCCGTAGATGTCCACGATGTAGGACTCCGAAGTGATGGGCGGGGTCGGCTCCACCTTCTCCACGCTGGTTATCTTCATCTGCGCTATGGCACGGCTCTGACGGTACGCTGGTACGCCGATGCGTCCCTTGTATGTGACGATAACGTTGCCGTCCTTGTCGTGCTTCTCCACGCGAACATAGTCCTTGGCCTTGAAGATGTAGCTGACATCGAAGTTGAGCTGTGCGTACATCTGAATCGGTACCCTTGAGTCGGCGATGATGGTCGCGTCATCGGGGTCATCCGTGGTCTTGATGCTCAAGTGGCACGGCACGCCCTCGGGATACCTGTTCGTGTTCTCCCAATCGTCCGAAGCGAACGTGATTAGGTCGTTGTCGAACGCCTGAGAGAGCTGTGTGCCGATGTTCTCGAACGGTATCATGTCTACACGCTCCTGAGTCGGCGGTACCTGCCCATGAATCGGCGGTAGTCCCTGATGTCGGTGCTGTAGGTCACCGTGGCGAACTCCACGCGCCCGTCACCCTCTGACATCGCCGATACCTGAGCCGTCGTTGCCCTCATGTTCTGTTGGCAGTACCCACACGCGATGGGGACTATGACGCTGAGAACCGTATCGTCATCGACTGTGGGGTTCTCGCCGTCCGTCTGACCTGCCAGACAAACCTCTGCGTTGAACGTGGCAAGCGCACGGTCGATGCAGTGGTCAACGAGGGTCGCGTCATCGGTGCCGCACATTTCGGAGACGTGTGTGGATGCCGTGGTCACCTGTGCCTCGGTCATCGTGTAAGAGTTGAAAATCATAATCGTCTCCTATGCTGGACGGGGGGCCGAAGCCCCCCTAGCCGAACTCTCGATGCGGGGGACTAGGCCTCGGCCCACTCAAGAACGACAATCTTGGTCATGTCCTCGATAGCCACGACGTAGTGCTCGTCGGCGCTGATGGTCGTGGTCTTGGTGAGGATGTTGCGGTCGGACTCAACGGTAACGTCGCGCTTGATGAACGCGGTGAGCGGGCCACCGTTCTCGTCCACCTTGCAGATGAACGCCTTGTGAGCGGTGCCAGACGCGGGGTTGAGCTTGTTGCTGATAACAACGTCGCAACCTGCGATGCGGCCCACAACGCCAGAAGCCATCATCTCGGTGCCAGCGTCGCTGTACTTGTCAACGAAGCGGGTGTCAAGGCGAAGCGCGGCGATGCCCTTCTGGTCAACAAGCAGAACCTTGGTGCCGCCCTGCTCCTCGTCGCCCAGCTTGTCAAGGCCAGCGCACACGTTGGCGTAGTTGAGGCCAGTGAGGTTGTCCACAATCTGTGCGCCCTCGGTGCTCGAAGTGATGCCGTTGAGAAGCGCGATGCCGTCGTTGTCAACCTTGTCGGCGATAGCCATGCGAAGCTGACGGACGGCCTCGCCCTGCGGGTCACCGTAGCCGCTGAGAAGGGCCTCGTCGGTAAGCTCGACGTTCTTGACGGCCTTCTTCACGGTGTAGTCCTCGTCGGTGGCGGTCATGGTGGTGACGGTGCCCTCAACGCCCTCGGCAAGGTCGGCGGCAGCGCCGATGTAAGCCCAGCGCGGGACGGTGATGGTGTTGCCAGCCTTGCCCGTGAGCGTGGTGTCCACCTTGTACAGACGGGACACTTGCAGCGCCTTGGGGAGCTGTGCGCTGACCATATCGGCCATGACCTGCGGGTTGATGATGTTGGAGAGAGTGGTGGTAGCCATGATGCTATCCTTTCAACTTGTCGTACAACGTTCGGTTTGAATTATACAACTCTGCTCGTTCGCTATAGCTCATAGCGTCGAACTGCTCTTTCGTGATGGGGTCAACGCGCACCTTGCTACGCTTGGGTGCGTTCTTGGCAAGCGCACGCTTGACGGCCTCGTTCACGATGCCCTGTAGGGCCGCTCTGACGGCCTCTGAGGGGTCGTTGAGCGCGGCAATGACATCTTCATCGCTGATGCCCTGCTCGTCCTCTTCTGCGCCCTCCTGTGGCTCCACAACGTCATCCTCGGGGATGTCGGCGTTGTCTGCCAGCTCGTCAATCAAAGACTCGTCCACGTTATACCTCCTCCCCAGTCATGATGAAGTTGCGGGTGAACTCAATCTCCACGTCCACGGCCTCGACTGTGGTAGTGAGGGAGAGCACGTTGGAGAGCAACAGAACCTTGCGCATGATGCCAGCGGTCACGATGCGCTCGATTCGGGATGCCTGAATCTCGGTCTTGGTGAGCTTGAACTTCATCGCCTCGCCGCTGACCGAAAGGCCAGTGATGTCCTTGAGGTCGGGCACGTTGCCCAGCTCAAGAATCATCGAACGAAGGTCATCTTGCAGCGTCTTGATGCGGTCGTTGTCGGCGGTCTTGGTGAGCCAGTACGCCTTGGAGTCGGGGTCTGTGAGAAGCACCCTGTTCGCCTTCATCGCCGCTATATCGTCCTGAGTGGTGCCTTGCATGTTCTCAAGCACGAGGTAGCTGTCAACGAAGGACTCCCAATCGTTAACGCTGTCCGAAACGACCTTGTTGAGGGCGTCTTGCAGCGGTATGACCTGCTCGAAGTTGCCTTGCATGTCATGCCCGTTCGGGTAGAACACGATGGGCACGTCACCGAAGTGGTGCTCGTATGCGTCCTCCACGAGGGTGAGCTGAGAGAGCGCCGCGTTGAGCTTGTACGTCCACACTGAGGTAGCGTCGTACACGGTCACGTCATACGTCTCGTCGGGCTGCTTGACCATGCGCACGAAGCCCGTGATGTGGCTCTTGAGGTCATCGTCGTAGAACACGATGCACTCGGTCGGGTCGATGTCATCGTAGTGAACCTCGCCGCACTCGTCGAAGTAGAAAAGCTCGCAACCGAAGCCGCAAACCGTCATGTCGTGCACGACATCCTGTAGCTCGGCCTGCTCGTCGTTCGCGGCCATAGCGTCCAGAACCGCCTGTGGTGCCGTCACCTTGACGGGTTGGCCCACGACGTAGCTGGTGATGAAGTCGGCTATGTCCTTGCAGTAATTCACGACGATTCGGTTGTTCGGCTTGGTCGGGTCATCGTAGTGGCGCTGTAGAATCGCCTGATTGCCCTCGTAGTAGTTTTCAAGCGTTGCCAGACGAACGTTGTGCTTGGCCTTGTCGTTGCACGCCTTGACGATTGTGGGCGTGTCCAGCGTGGCTCCGTAGACAATCATAGTCCGAACGCCCCCTTGTCCATTGTCCTGAGTCCGCGTGCCTTGCGCCACGGCTCGATACCGTACCTTAGTGCCGCTATGCAGTCATCGTTGACGGTGATGGGGATGTCCAGAAACTCGCCTGTCACCCTATCGACCTGCCAGCGGTACTGCTGTATCTCCTTGAGAAGATGCACGCATGAGCCGTCGATGAAGATGCGCCTGTCCTTGAGCCAGTCAATCTGCGCCTTGACGCTGTTCGGCTCCTTGACCACTGGTTGCGCCAGATAGCCGCCCTTGCGAAACTCCTTGATGCTCGCTGGTTCGGCGCTGTCACACCACATGGGCACGTTCTTCTTGACCTTCTTTCGTGCAAGCTCGTCAAGAATCTCGGTCTTGGTCTTATTGTAACACACCAATTCTGATAGCACGTACACGTCACCGTCACGAAAGCCCAGCGTCAACGTGGCGTGCGCGTGGTTGTATCCGAAGTCGGTGCCGATGCTGATGTTGTCGAAGTCATCGGCCTTGTACTCGCCCAGCGTCCAATTCTCGAACACAAGCCCGTCCGTGACTCCCCACTCGCCCAATGCGTAGACGCGGTAGCCCACGGGGTCTGTGAGCCGCCGCCGCTCCATGCGCTCGGCATACTGAGGGTCGATGAACTTGTTGTCCTTGTACGTCGTGTGGCATGTGAACACGTTCGGGTCTGTGGAGTCCCAGAACGCGCCCTTAATCCAGTGAGACGCGGACACGGGGTTGAAGCTCATGGTTATCTGGTACCACAAGCCGTCTGGTAGCTCGCCCCTGAGACGGTCATCAATGATGTCAACGTCCGATTGCCGTAGCTCGGTCGCTTCTTCTATCCACACCCAGCATAGCTTGCCTGACTTCACCTGAATGGACTTGAGGCGTTCGATTGCACGCTGGTCGTTGCAACCCCTGAAATACACCTGTGCGCCCGTGGCCTTGCACGTCATGGTGAGCTTGCTCGGCCACACGTCCCACTCGTCGGTTAGCCCCATCGCGTCTATCGCACGTGCCAGCTCCGCAAAAGTCGATTGAGCGTGGCTGTGCTCCGATGCCCTGACCACGAGAAGGTTGGCCCCCTCGTATCGCTCGTCGGTGAGCTTTGCGATGTAGTCCATCGCCACGTCGGTGGACTTGCCTGAGCCAGCGCCGCCCATCAACACACGGTAGCGTGCGTGAGTCTCGTTCGCGTCCTTGAACGCCTTGTTGAGAACCACGTCACTCATACTTGATGGTCACCTTCTTGGGCTGTTTCGCGTCCCTAACCGCGTCTGCCACGACATCCACGTGGCTGTAGTCCAGAATCATCTTCACGGCCTGAATCTGAGTCCTGTAGAGGTCGGGGTCATCTGAGTCAAGGATGCGTGCCAGCTTCTGAATCGCCTTGGGCAACATGCCCTTGATTCTGTCCTGACACGCCACGGCGAACATGAGAGAGTATTCGGGATGGTTCTTGACTTGGGATATGTACTGCTTGGATACGCCGAACTCCTTGGCTACCTCCACGGTGTTCTTGCCCTCGGCCAGCGCCTCCACAATCTCAAGCTGTTTCTTGGTCATCGCCATTGTCTATCTACCCCCTAAAAGGTTTGAGGCCACCGATGGACTGTTCTTCGCCACCGATGGCCCCGCCCCCCGCAAAGAAAGGAGTAATGCCCGCGCGGTTGACCAGACCTCTTGGACAAGAACGTGGCCTGAGCTACTAGAACCCCGTCCTGTCACCAATTATAACACCAAAATCTGCGAAGGACAAGGACAAGTAGAAAAGAACGTCCAGCGATTTCTCTTTCACCCAATCCTACCAAACCGATACCACACTGAGGGGGGGGGTGACGGGGTGACGCAAGTGACGCCAATTTCTAAAAGTCTCGTATTTCGTAGAGATATGCGCCCCTAGTACCCCTAAATGGTGAAAAATCCTAGAGTTTGAAAATCACTGTCACCTACGTCACTACGTCACTTTTTGGGATGAAACCGCTGGTAGAGCATGGTGACGTACTCAATCGTTCGGTGTCACTTCATTGTCACCCAGCGTCACCAAAATGGCCCTGAACTTGAGTGTGGCTAACTTTTCGGTGTCACCTCGGCGTCACCTCACTGTCACCAAAAAAAGGGGCCAGCGGATGCCAGCCCCCCAGAATCGCTATGTCGTAGAGCCTATACCCACGGCAACATGCGGTAGCGTCCGTGCTTGCCGTCCTTGCCAGCCACGGGATACCCCAGCTTGTCCAGAACCTTGCCAACCTTCTGAGACTTGCGGGTGTCGTTATGGCACGTCTCGCTGAGGATGGTGTTATGGTCAATCCACGCCTTCACTGAGGTCTTGCGCAACTGTGCGCCGTACTGCTCGCAGTTGGTGAGGACTTCACGAACCTCGTCCTCGTACTCCATGGACTTCTCGCAGTCAACGTTACGTGCGTCCAGCGCCGCCCTCTGCTCGGGAGTGAGCCTGTAGCACGCGCTACGCTTGTCCCTGTCATCAATGAAGGTGTCGAACTTGGACTTGGCACGAACCTCAAGCCACACCTGAGTCCAGTCGATGTCATAACGAAGCGCATGGTGGTCTACGTCCTTGGTGAGCGGTACAGTCCAGAACCTACGGTTGCCAGTCTCGTCAATGAGGTACTGGTCACCGTTCACGGTAGCCCCCAGATTCGTCCTACGCGGTGCCACAACGTCGTATCGGGCATACGAGAGACGGTACTCGTCGCGCTCCTGCGTGATGAACTTCTTCAACTCGTCCAGACCGCTCTTGAAGGTGCCTTCCTGCTTGCTGATCTGCTGATGCTCTTTGAAGGCTTCGGCAAATCCCTTCGCGTCTACCGTGAGGCC